ATGCTTGCGGAGAAAAAACAAAAGTCTAAAGATGGAAAAACGTCAAAAGAATATCTCCATGCTGGGGAACCAACAGACGAACAGATTCAAGAAAAAAAGAAGTTAGGATATGCAAAGCTTGACCTTATAGAAAAATCATTATTTATTTAAGAAAGAGGGATTTTACATGACTTTAGTTGAGAAAAAGCAGAAAATGGCCGCTCTTGTGAAAGACGCAAGGGCAAAACTCGATGCCGGTGACATGGAAGCATATAACAAAATGGATGCCGATATTGACAAGCTCGAAGCTGATATCAAAGCAGAGGAAAAGCAGCAGGCACGCGAGGACGTGCTTAAACAAATTCCGCAGCCCGCAAAAAGCAAAGCACAGCCGGAGGATAAAACGGCGAAACAGAAAATCACGGCAACCGACGAATATAAAAATGCGTTTTTCCATGCCGTTCGCGGCGGCATGGGTAATTTGCTTGACGATGAAAGAAAAATCCTTAAAAACGTTATGTCAACAAGTAATGACAGCGGTAAAATGCTTGTTATGCCGGAAGAACTCGAAAGTTCTGTGCGTGCGCTGCTTTCGAAAAGCGTTGTCATGCGCCGCTTAGCGAGTACGCTTACATTAACGGCCGACCGTAAAATCGTTCTTGCGTCGTCCTACGGCGCGGCGGGCTGGATTGGTGAAAACGGGGCTTACCCGAAAGTAGACGACAGCTATGATACCGTGACTATTGGTAATCACAAGCTTGGTAAAATTATTTTAGTATCTGAAGAATTGCTTAATGATTCGGAGTTTGACCTTACAGGATTAATTTCAACAAGCTTCGGCCGCGCGTTTTCGGAAGGCGAAGAAGCGGCATTCCTTACCGGCGACGGTACTGGTAAACCTAAAGGCGTCCTTGTTGACGCGAAGATAGGCGTTACTACAGCAGCTTCAATGGCAATTACGGCAGACGAACTGCTTGACTTATTTTACAGCTTAAAAGCCGGATACCGTCAAAATTCAACGTTCCTTATGAGTGACGGTGCTGAAAAGGTTTTACGCAAACTGAAAAATGCTACAACCGGCGACTACATGTGGCAGCCGGGGCTTACAGCTTCACAGCCTAATACTTTACTTGGCCGCCCTGTTGCAGTATCTGACTTTATGCCGGAAGTAGCTGCGGGGAATAAAGCGATCGCTTTCGGTGATTTTTCACAGTACACGATAAAAGACACGCTTGGTATGCAAATGCAGGTCCTTGACCAGCTTTACGCTGAAAACGGGCAGGTAGGATTTAAAGGCAACGAACGCACTGACGGTAAACTTGTAGTGCCTGAGGCTGTTCAGGTTTTGGAAATGAAAGCAGGTTCGTAATGAAAATTAAGATTTTAAAATGCTGTGCGGGCTTAAAGTTTTCATACACGGCAGGCGAAACCGCAAACGCTGACGACCTGGTAGCAAAAGACTTGATTCAAGCGGGATATGCTGAACAGGACATAGCGCCAAAAGATAACGGCAGCCCAAAGGAAAAGCAGGATACCGCTACGGAAAACACAGGTAAAACAGCACAGACCACAGCGGCTAAGGAGGCTAAAACCGATGATAAAGGTAATAACGCCGCCGGCAGCGGAGCCGGTAAGCCTTGAAGAATTTAAGCAATGGGCTAACGGCCTGCCGGTTACGGCGGAACAAGAGCCATTAGTAAACGTTATGCTTAGGGCGGGACGCGAAGAAGCGGAAAGCTATCAAAATGCCGCATACTGCGAACAGACCTTACAGCTTACCATTAAGCCGGAGCCTTCCGGTGCTCCATTTGAGATTACGTTTCCACGACCACCATTTAGGGAACTAAAAAGCGTTATTGCCTGCATGGCCGATGGCACACAGAATGATATTACGGCACAGTTTGAAGTACATAACGACGGCGGACCTGCAGTACTGACGCTGAAAGCAGGCGGCAGCCTTCCGGCTTTTTGCCGCCTGCTTATTACGTACACGGCGGGTTATGACGATGGTAAAATTCCTGATAGAGTAAAACAGGCCATACTTCTTTACGCAACATGGGCCTGGCTGCACCGGGGCGGCGATGAGTCCGTACCGCCTGCGTTTTACGCACTTTTAAGTAAAGGGCGGGTGATCCCTGTATGATTAACGACCCCGGGGAAATGACCGAAAATATATCGCTTTTGGAACTTAAAAAAAATGATACAGTTTACAGTTGGAACGAAAAAAATACTATTTTTGCTAAGGCTGAAGTCCAGCCGCAAAAAGCATTATTTTCACAGATAGGTGTAGGGGCAAAGGCAGTTACATTTACAGTGTGGAAGCAGGATATCACTTTAGACAATGCCTTTAGCTGGTGCGGTAAGCACTGCTTCTTGACCGATATTAACGAAGTTGGCCGCATGTATTATGAAATTACAGCGGCCTTGGTAGAGCCTAAGACATGTATTTTAGAGCGGCAAGATGAAACAACAGATGAATATAACGGTTCTAACCGGTCGGCACCTAAGGCTGTTTATACTTTCCCTGGCTGCATTGTAGAAAAGTACATGGGATTCCAAAAGCTTAACCCGCAGTCACGTGTTGAAGCTAAATACGTACTTGTTACACCTAAAGTTATAGGACTTTCCATCGGCGATTTAATAGAGGCTGACGGCAAGACTTACAACGTACAGCTTGCGCATATGCTCGACGATTTTAAAAACGAGTATGAGATAAGCATAGTGGGTGAGGGTTAATGCAAAGTATTGATACGTCCTCCCTTGAAAAGTTTTCGGACGACCTGAATAAATTGCTTGATGAATCCCCACAGAAACGCCGTGAGCTGCATGAGCAAATAGCGCAGGCCGCAAAAGAAGAAGTAGACACGCAGATCGCCGCGAGTGTAAACGACGCGGGCGGACGGATACAGGGCTGGCAGGAAACGCACGTCGGCAGCGGCGGCGGTTATGCGGCGGTGCGTGCAACTGATAGCAGCAGCGGCGCGAATAGTCCGGGCGCTGTAACTAATTACCTTGAAAACGGGCACAAAATACGCGGACCGTCCGGCCATGCGAAGCACTACAAGCCTAATATAAAAGTGCCGCGTGTTGAAGGCAGGGGATTTTACCTGGCCGCACAGTCGGCGGCGGAAGCAAGGGCTATAACGCTTGCGGAACACTTTGCGGACGAAATCGCCGAAAAGCTTGAAGGTGGTTAAATGGTAAAAACAAACGATATTTTAAAAGCTATAAGCTTACTCATAAAAAGCAAGTATCCGGACCGCATGATATACAAAAACCGGTGTCCGCAAAACTTTAAACGTCCGAGCTTTTGGCTTGAGAACGTGAAAGTGGATACGGCGCCGGCAAATTTTTGTACTGTAAAAGTCACGGCGTATTTTTCTTTGACGTGTTTCATAAAGCTTACTCCTTACGGTGACCAGGACAGCCTTGAACTTACGGACGTACAGGACGAAATAACAAAGCTTTTCCGCCGCGGGAGCGTTAAAGTCGGTGACCGGTCACTTGTTGCCAAAGCAAGCACGGCGGGGTACGACAACGACCGGTCGTATGTTGATATACAATTTGATTTTTATGATGATATCCCGCAAGAGGAAGACAATATGCCTCTTATGGGTGATATTGATATGGAACTGAAAGAAGGCTAAATTATGGGGCTTCCCAGTATAAACATAGTGTTTAAAACAGCCGCGTCTACGGCAGTGCAGCGCTCACAGCGCGGCATTGTCGGCGTGATACTGAAAGATTCGGCGCTTACAGGCGCAAAAGTTATGGCAGACGACAGTGAGATACCGTCAGGCCTTAGTGAAGTAAATAAGGATTACCTTGAAAAAACGTTCATGGGATATGAAAACAAGCCGCAAAAGGTACTGGCTTACGGGCTTGCGGCTGACGCAACGGACTTTACCGCGGCGCTCAACTATTTTGCCACGCAGAAATTCAATTACCTTGTAGGGCCGCCCGATTGTTCGGCTGACGAAGCGAAGGCAATAGCGGACTGGATAAAATCACAGCGCACCGATAATAAGCGTACATATAAAGCAGTTTTGCCGAATACGGCGGCTGACAGCGAAGGTATAATAAACTTCACGACCGATGGAATCGCAGCCGGAAAAATATACACAGCAGCGGAGTACTGCGGGAGGATTGCCGGGCTTATTGCCGGCACACCTATTAAAATCGCATGTACGTTTGCGCCGCTTCCCGAAGTAACGGACGTTACGCGCCTTACTAACGCTCAAATGGGCGCGGCTATAGACGCAGGGCAATTTATTATTTTTCATGACGGAGAAAAAGTAAAAGCCGGGCGTGGAGTCAACAGCCTGCAAACCGTTACGGACGATAAAGGCGAAGCGTTTAAAAAGATAAAAATTATAGACGCAATAGATATGATGGAAGACGATATACGGCTGCTTACGCAGGACAATTATTTTGGCAAATACCCTAACAGCTACGATAATAAGTGCTTGCTTATAACGGCCATACAGGATTACTTTACTGAGCTTGAAAAAGGCGGGGTGCTGTCGTCCGGAACGTCTAATGTAGAAATAGACATTGACAAAACGAAAGAGTATTTAAAGGGCCAAAAGAAAGATATTTCGGGCATGAGCGACCAGCAAATTAAAACGGCCGAAACAGGCACGCACGTTTTCTTAAAAGGCACGGTAGGCATACTTGACACGATAGAAGACCTTGACCTTAGTGCAAGCATGGTATAACGGAGGTAAATTTTTATGTTTAGTGCAAAAAGGATACTTAACGGCACATTCGGGCAAGTTTGGCTTGATAGTGACCTTGTTTCGGAGTGCTACGGCTGCAAACTGGCGGTTAAAGCGACAAAGGAAAAAGTACATATTGCCGGTCAAATGGCCATAGATACGAAAGTTACAGATATTGAGCTTACCGGAAGTATAAAGCTTAATAAATGTAACAGCCGTATGGCACGCCTTATAGGCGACAAAATTAAAAGCGGGCACGATGTACGTTTTACTATTATTTCTAAAGTTAACGATCCTGACGCATACGGCGCAGAGCGTGTCTGCGTGACGGGCGTGTCTTTCGACGACCTGACAATCGCTGACTGGGAAGGCGGCAAACTTAGCCAGACAGAATGCCCGTTTACTTACACAGATTATAAATTCCTTGACCTGATACCTGAGGAGGACGAATAATATGGAAAAAACGAATAAAGTCAGAGAAGCCACCGCAAGAAAAGAACCCGACAATACGCTTGACCTGCTTTTAAATATGGATATACAAGCGCCGCGCACCGAAAAAGTAAAAATGAAGCGCCTTAGCTCCATATGTGGGCAGGACGTTGTTTTTACTATAAAGCAGCTGTCATATAACCGCGTAAATGAAATAATAGAGCAATACCGCTTTGATACGGATATGTCGGTATTTATCATGCTTGCGGGAACCGTTTCACCAAAGCTTAAGGACAAAAACCTGCTTGACAAGTACGAAGCGGTGACGCCTGCGGAGTTGCTTAAGAAGCTGCTTTTGCCCGGTGAAATAGAAGACATAAGCCGTGAGATCCAAAGGCTGTGCGGGTACAGGCAGAATACTTTTGAAATAGTTGACGATGTCAAAAAAAAATAGCCGAGGACCCGGAGTTTAACCTTATGTATATTTTGTTTGTAAAGTTTCATGTGTTGCCGAGCACGTATTATGCTATGAAGCCCGGCGAAAAAGTTATAATGCGCGGGATAGTAGACAGGTTTTATGAGGAGGTGCGGGGCTGATGGGCCGGAATGTAAGTATTGAAATAAGCGCGCGTGAGGATTTTTCCCAAACAGTTACGACTATGCGCAACTCTAACCAGGCTTTTAACAAAGACCTGGAAGAAACGCAAAAAAATATGAGCGACTTCCTTAAAAAGCAAGACGCGCTTGACAAGATGAAAAAGAAAATGCAAACCGACCTTGACGAAGCGTCCAATTCTTTAAAAAAAGCAAAAAAAGCGTTTGCGGAAAATAACAATGAAATAAACCGCACAAACCTTGAAAAAGCCCACGAAAACTACAATAAAATA